CTGAACAACCAAAGGATTCCATCATGGATTTTCAAGATTTTCTGTCACAAGTGCACCCAAACAAAAAAGAGAAACTTCCTAGCATCATGTGTGGGATTGGTGAACGCTATCAGGATGATGATGGTGTGAAATACCCTAGCATTGAAGTTGGGATTGGAAATCGCAATGCTGACAATGAATCAGGTGAATCCATTGGTGAAGATATTGAAGCAACTGACCCTAAGATCAACTTTTCAAAGCATGGGGTTCCACTAGGCACCAGCAATGAAAAGTTTGATGAAGAACAAAAATCATGGCAGATGCATCTTGCCGCACCAAATCCACACAAACCTGGTACGGATCATCACAGGGAATTGCATGACTACACTTTGGATAGTCATGATGTGAATTCGTTGTTGTATGGTTTGCGTAATGGCAACGATGAAAAGGTGCAAGCCAACAAGCATCGTTTGGCACATGCTAGGGCTATGGATAAAGCCATTGATGCTACCGATGGCACCAATGAAGATATGTCTGTCTATACTGGCGTCAAGCATCCATTCTGGAACCACTTTAAAAAGGGCCAGAAGACCGCCAAATTGCACATGCCATCCTTTGTATCAACCAGCACATCATTTCACGTTGCAAGGGATTTTAGCAGTCCTATTGATGGCATTGATCGTCAGCGCCATCCCACACAAGAACAAGCTGATCATCATGGTTTGAATCGTGATGATGTTGCACCAAAGACGGATGCACATTTCCGTGTGATGCATGTTCTGAAACTGAACATGCCAACTGGTACTAAGGCTGTCAGTTTGCGTGGCTTGTCTGAGCATCCTGAAGAAGAAGAAATTTTATTGCATCGTGGTCATGATATTCATGTTCATGCAAACCCTGTCGTTCATAAGGGCGGTGGGTATCATACCGTGATTTGGAATGCCGATGTGGTTCGCCATAACCCTGACATTCTACCTAGGAAATTGGATGAAAGTATTGTTGAATCTGTTGTGAAATCTAAATCCATTCAGTGTGGTATTGGTACTGGTGAATCCCAACTGACAGAAGCAATTTCTGGTATTGATAGTGAGCATGATCAGCATACAACGCATTTCCCAACGGCAAAACTTTCACAAGAAAGCACCGATGCGATTAAGAATTATTCTGTCAGTTCACTAAGGACTAACAGTGCGCTCTATTCTGCACATGATGGGATTATTGATCCTACACCCGACATTGCTGATAGGATTCGCAAGCTAGACAAATCGTTTGAATCGGTAAAATCCAAAAAAGCTGGTGTTGTCTATACCGGTGTGCGGGACAGCATTTTCCATAAGTTTGATGGCAATGAACCAGCGGTTGTCCATCATCCATCTTATATCAGCACAAGCACTGGCCCAAACATTGCCGCCAGCTTTGCCCATCCTGATTCTGACCATCAAGAATACAAACTGAATGCCGATCAAGTCAAGACGCTTTCTGATAGACATGGCCTAGACCCATCAATTTTCAGTAAGAGAATTCGCCATGTGCTTAGGTTGCAGGTTCCTGCTGGTAGCAAAGCACATAGCATCGTTGGTATTTCAAAGAATCCACATGAACATGAGGTCTTGATTCATCGTGGTCATGACATTACGATTGACCCAATCCCACATAGCGTCCATAAGGATGTGTTTGCTGGTGATCAGGATAAAGGTCGATTGATTGTTTGGAATGCCACGTTGGGTAAACGCAAGCCCACCGTGCTTACCGAAAGTTTTGATTTCTTTTTAGGTTCCATCCACGAAATTTTGTGATAAAATCGAGCCATCTTAAATTTTCAAAGGTGGTTTGATGATCTACACACAAAATCATGTAAACGCGCTTCGTTGTATGGCTGTTGGTGATGCAGTCGGTAATCCGTTTGAGTTCAAGAAAGATCTAGATTTTTCGCCACTTGACATCATGGATCAGGCTGACTATGGTGATCTGAACATCACGGATGACACCCAAATGACATTGTTTGGGTTTGAAATCGTTTGTAATTCATTGCACTTTGGTCATTTGAATAATACATACCTGAATTGGTATTACACTCAAACCAAGGAATTCACACGGACCCCATTCTGCACTGATGAAAATTTGTTGCTGTCATTTGGTGAACTGTATGTGCAACGTGACCCCGGAATGACTGTTATGAACTCATTACAACAACTTCATAATATGAGTAGTCGGGAAAAGAATGACTCGAAAGGATGTGGGTCGATCATGCGGATTCTTCCATTCATTCATGACATTGATTTGGTAAACCGATCCATTGTTGTCACCCACGATCACCCTGATAATTTTACAGCAGCACAAACTTTAGTGGATGCTTATAACGGCATCTTTGAAATTCCAAAAGTGGATGACATTTCTGACCTTGGTGAAGGTTGGGTTGCCGATGAATGCGTCAACATGGCGATTTGGGCTGCTGCCACGGCTGAAGATTTTGATGACTTGTTGGTCAAGTCTATTCACCATAATGGGGATAGTGATAGCGTGGCCGCTGTTGCTTGCTCATTGTGGGGTTATTGGGGTAATCCTTTTGATTACTATGATCGAGTGATTGAGAAAGCCCCTATCGAATTCATCATCAAGCGAATGGGATTCTAACCAGTAAATATGCAGTACCTTTATCATGGAACTGCATGTGATCAAAATCCAATATCTTAATGCAAGCTACTGTCAGCTTGAAACCACACAAGACATTTTACTTGAACTGATTGCCGAATACACGTTCCGGGTTGACAATTGGAAATTCAATCCAAAAGTCAAAGCCGGGATTTGGGATGGAATAATTAGGTGCATTCATCGCAATGGGATGTGTCCTGTTGGTTTAGTCCCAGAAATCATCAAGTGGTGTATTGATCACAACTACAAAGTTTCTGCTTCAGAAGAATTCAAGCTGTTCAAGGCTCCTATCGAATTTTCATCCGAAAAGCTAGACCTACCATTTGATCTTAGGGACTATCAAGAAGAAGCCATTAAGATCGCCCTTGAAAAGAAGCGCCAAACCTTGCTATTAGCCACTTCGGCGGGTAAATCTGTGGTGATGTATGCCCTAGCTAGGACTTATCAAGAAAACGGCTTAAAGACGCTTATAATCGTTCCTAACGTGTCTTTGATCAGTCAGCTAGAATCCGATTTCAAGAACTACAGCACAGTCAATGGATTTTCTGTTAATGATAATTGTCATTTCATTTCGGCTGGTGTAGAAAAGACCACAAAGAAACAAATCGTTTGTTCCACTTGGCAATCGTTGCAAAGTCTCTTGAAAACAGATGCTGGCCTAGACATACTGAAACAATACGATGCCATCATTTGTGATGAAGTTCACCTAGCATCAGCAAGTGTGATTGGAAAGCTCATGAATGCGTCTACAAACGCTTTCTTTCGCATTGGGCTATCTGGAACCCTAGACAAGTCTAAGACCAACCACAAGACCATTACAGGTCTTTTTGGTCCTATCCGTAGAATCGTAAGTGCCAAACAATTGATGGATGATGGTCATATCACCCAGCTAATCATCAAAGCAATCATCCTGAAGTACGACAAGTCGGTTTGCGAAAATGTATGTGGCTTGCCTTATGATGATGAATTGGATGTGGTGGTCAAGAATCTAAATCGTAACAAGTTTTTGGTCAACTTTGCCAATGGTCTATCGGGTAATTCTTTGTTTTTGTTCAGATTTGTGGACAAGCATGCCGAAGTTATTAAGCTAGCCATCGAAAAGAAATTTCCCAATAAAACGGTATATATCGTCACGGCTGATACACCAAAAGCTGATAGGGAATCCCTGAGAAAGAAAATCGAAGAATCTACCGACAATGTGATCATTTCCACTTATGCATTGTTTTCCACTGGGGTGTCAATCAACAATTTGAACAATGTGGTTTTTGCATCACCAACAGCATCATCGGTTAAGGTTTTGCAATCAATTGGGCGCTCTCTAAGGAAACACTCGGACAAAATTATAGCAACTGTCTATGACATTGTGGATGATTTCAGGGTACCGAAAAGAAAAGACAACAATTTGTATCGTCACTACAAAGAAAGATTGACTACCTATAACAAAGAACAATTTGATGTGGTAGAATCCAAACTTGACTTTTCAAAGGATTGACAATGGATGATTTGATTCCCTTTTCTGTGATGTTGAAGCGTGGTACGAAAATGCTTTGCATGGGGTTCATTTCCAACGATGATCCAGAAGAAATCCCGATTCTTTATGCATCAGGTGCGCTTGAATACAGTATGCATACCAATGAAAATGGTCATACTGGCGTTTCAATGCGAGCATTTGATCCGGCTACCGATGATGACTTAATTTCAATTAGTATGGAAGATGTGCTTTGTGTCAACATCATGAATGATCACTTCCTTGATATGTTCAGGAAGTACCATTTTGATGCAAACCAATTTGATACTGCATTCCTGACTGATGCTGCTAGATTCGTAAAGGGGAATTTCCCGCAAGTCCAATGAAACCGGAAAACTCCTAAATAGTAGGGCTAAATTGATTTTTTAGTTTTCTGCCCCAACTATAACTTTAGGAGTTTTCTATCATGGCATTTCCCGTATCACCCGGCGTTGCTTTCCGCGAAATTGACGCATCTTCTGTACTAGAATCAGCAACTGCAACCGTTGGTAGTATCGCTGGTAAGTTTGCATGGGGGCCTGTTAAAGAACGTGTCCGTATTGCAAACGAAGATCAACTAAAAGCCGTTTTCGGTAAGCCATCCGAAGCCGCCCATATTGATTTTCTATTGGCCGCTTCTTTCCTAGCTTATTCGAGCGCACTTGATGTGGTTCGTATCGGTTCTGAAACTACCACTAAAAACGCTGTTGATGCTGGTTCTGCCGTGTCTGTTCTAAACCTAACTGACTACGAAGCATCTGTACCCGCTACCTGTTCTTTCCTAGCACGTTATCCTGGTTCTGCTGGTAATTCTTTGCAAGTTGTCACGTGCGGCAATTCAAATCAATTCAGCATGGCTCTACCCGGTACTTGGACATTCTCTATCGGTTCTACCGTTGCATACACCCAAGCCACCACCGAAGTTCTAGGCGACTTTTTCCAAGTGGGTGATTTCCTAGTTGTGGATGGCGAATCCTATGCTGTGACTGCTGTTGCTGCTGCATCCCTAACCCTAGGTAAAATCTATGTTGGCTCTTTGACGCCTACCAGTGTAACCCGTTTGTGGAAATTTGGCAATCGTTTTGCTAAGGCTCCTGTAACTGGTGAATTCCATTTGGTTGTTGTTGATACCACTGGTGCATTCGCTGATGAAGTTGGTCAAATCCTTGAACAATTCACATTGTCAACCACGGTAGGTGCATTGAATTCTGATGGTTCGCCTAAGTATTACAAAGATGCACTAAAGCAAACTTCTGGCTACATTTTGGCGGGTGATCTTGCTCTTACTTTCTCTGGTGATAATACTGCCAATGCCATTACCCTAACTGGTGGTGATGATGCATACGCATCCATAACCCTAGCCGATCAATTGGCGGGATATGACCTATTCAAGAATCAGGAAGAAGTTGATGCGCCCCTAATCATTGCTGGCGAAACCCCTGACACCAGTGCTGTTCTAGCCAAGTATTTGATTCAGAACATCGCCGAAGTCCGTAAAGACGCAGTTGTATTCGTTTCCCCACGTAAGGCATCCGTTCTTACCAAAGGTCAAGAAGCAACCCTAGTCATTGCTGATCGTGACGTTCTAGGTGCTTCTAGCTATGCTGCAATGGATAGCAACTGGAAGTACATGTATGATCGTTATAACAACAAATTCCGTTGGGTTCCTTGCTGTGCTGATCATGCTGGTCGTTACGCCATTGTTGATCGTGAAAAGAATAAGTGGGAATCTGGTGCTGGGCTTGATGCTGTTATCAAGAATGTGGTGAAACTTGCATGGAATCCATCGCAGAATGACCGTGATCGTCTATATCCAAACGACGTAAACCCAATCTATGTCAAACCCGGTTTCGGTCCATTGTTGTTTGGTCATAAGACTTTACTAGGTAAGGCTAGCCCATTTGATCGGATTCCTAATCGCCGTATCATGATTGAACTAGAGCAAATCATTTCCAAGTCTGCACAGGGTCTATTGTTCAAGGTGAACAACGAAACTTCACAGCGCCGTTTCTATTCCATGGTTGAACCATATTTGCGTGATCTACAAGGTCAAGGTGGTGTAATTGATTTCTTTGTGGTTGCCGATGCGAGCGTTAATACAAAAGAGGTCATAGTGAGCAACCGTTTCGTCGCTAAGGTCTATATCAAGCTAAATGGATTTGCTGAATTCATCCTACTTGATTTCGTTGGAATCGGTGCTAATAGTTCTTTTGAAGAACTTATAGTTACCAACATCTAAACACGGATGGGGCTTCGGCCCCGTCTTAAATAGAACAAACGTGTAACTGTTTTACACAAATCAATAGGAGTTTTCAACATGGCCTTTAATGCACAAGAATTTCGTAGTCGTATGCACGGTGGCGGCGCTCGTCCAAACCTATTTGAAATCAAAATGACTATTCCTGACAGAGCATCCGCAAGTGAGCAAATTAGTTTTATGGCAGAAGTCGCAACTGCTCCTGCTTATGTCGTTGGTTTTGCTGATACTTATTATTTCGGGCGCAGAATTTCGCATCCTCATGATAGGGAATATCAAGATGCTTCATTACAAATCATTAACTTAGAAGATTTTGATGTTCGATCTGCATTAGAATCTTGGCAAGATCGTTGTTCGCGTACTAGCTGGAATACTGATCATATTGAACACGCTGATGGACTGTCTCTGTATAGCGATATTTCAATTCTTGCCTATGGCAAAGAAGGTGATCTATTGCGCGAAACTAAGATGTACAATGCATTTCCAATTCTACTTGGTCCATTGCAATATGCGTGGGCTGACAATAATCAAATCCAGAAGTTTTCTGCCGATTTCCGTTATGACTATGCAGAAGTGGTCTATCAGCGCGCGCTGCAGCGCGGTTAAAGATTTTCTAAAATTCTAAGAAAATTGCTATCATGGGGTGCCGTAACTGGCACCCTTTGTGCATATATGAGCACCGATGTTAATGCTAACTTGTTTGATTCATTCAAAATTACATCAAATCCGTAGCTGGCATATTCACTACCAAAAGCATTGTAAGTTGTAATGACGTGGTTTACCAATAACCGGTAGTTTGTATCATGATTGCGATAGTGGCGACCAATCAAAACGTCAATGGTCTTGAATTTGATCATGTCTGCTTTGAAGTTTGCAGCACAAGACTTGCTTTTCTTGTGTGCATCCATCATCAATTCTAAATCATCAATATTCATTTTGTTTGTTAAATAGTCGGACTAATTTCTATTTAGGGTTTCACAATGGCACAAGGCAATTTTTTCCGTAAGATTTTTGGATTTGCTTTTAATGGCAATGTTGTCCCGAATCTACCTACCCCAGTTTCCCCTAGCAATCTTGATTCGGCTATTGATATTTCTGCTACCATTGGTAGTGGAACTACACCATTTTCAGCGGCATTGGATACAGAATACATTGCTAAAACTGAAAATGAACTGATTGAACAATACCGCAACTTGGCTTATGTCCCCGAAGTAGATAATGCCATTGAAGAAATTGTCAGTGAATCCGTTATCACAGACAAGAAAAAAGAAACAGTTTCAATTGATCTGGATGAAACTGGCTTGCCAATTAACATTCAGTCTATTCTTGTTGATGAACACAAAGAAATCATGCGCTTGTATGGTTTCAATCGCCGTGGCTATGAAATGTTTAAGCGGTGGTATGTCGATGGTCGCATGAACTATCAAGTTCTGATTGATGAAAATGCACCACAAGACGGTATCAAGGAATTGCGATTCATTGACCCTAGGAAAATCAAACGTGTCCGTGAACTGATCAAAGAACTAGACCCAGTTACACAAGTCGAATTGATCCAAGGTGTTAAGGAATACTACTTGTTCAATGACAAGAATGTTGTTGATGTTCGCAATTCTGCGGGTAGTATGATCATGACTAGGGAAAGTGTGATTCATTGCAATTCCGGATTGCATGACCCCACTACCAATGTGATTCTAAGCTATTTGCACCCCGCTATTCGCCCATCAAACAACCTACGGATGATGGAAGATGCAATGGTGATCTATCGTCTTGCAAGGGCACCCGAGCGCCGTGTTTTCAAAATCTATACTGGTGATTTGCCAAAAGGCAAGGCTGAACAATACGTTCAGGAAATCGCCAACAAGTACCGCAATAAAGTTGTCTATGATGTGAACAACGGTAGCATCACCAATGACAAGCGTTACCACGCAATGACAGAGGATTATTGGTTGCCGGTTGGTGACGGTAGCAAAGGGGTTGGTATTGAAACTTTACCCGGCGGCGAAGCTGTTGGTGAAACTTCTGAAAGTGAATACTTCAAGAAAAAGTTGTATGATTCTTTGCATGTGCCATCAAGCCGCATGTCAGAACAGTCCCCATTGTTTTCAAGTGGCACCGAAGTGACCCGCGATGAAGTTCGCTTTAGTCGGTTTATCAATCGGTTGCGTACTAGATTCTCTGGTCTGTTCATTGATGCGCTGAAGCGTCAATGTATCCTAAAGGGCATCATGACTGAACAAGAGTTTTCTAGCATCGAAGAAAGTATCAAGTACACGTTTGCAGAAGACAATTATTTCAGCGAAAGTGTTGAATACAACATCATCAATCAGCGCATGGGTGTGTTGCAATTAGTTGATCCTTATGTCGGCAAGTACGTTTCTAAGGAATACGTTTTCCGTAATATCCTACAAATGTCAGATGAAGAATCTGCCGAAATGCAGCAACAGATTGAAATGGATCGTCAACAAATGTTGATGCAGGAAATTCAGGAACAACAAGCAAGAATAGAAGCTGGTGTGGCTGATGATCCAACCACGCATCAAGCTGATCTAGCAGAAAGTGTTTCTGTAAATGAACAATGTGCATTATCAGAATCGGATGACCAATCAGAATTAGATGCGACTGCAATTTCCATCCTAAAACAATACGGTAGCTTTTATGATTAATAACCTTTTCAATTACGAAGCCGTGGTAGTCAGAGTGATTGATGGTGACACTATTGATTGCTTGGTTGCATTGGGGTTCGGTATCACCATTAAAGTTCGTTATCGCTTGAATGGAATTGATACCGCAGAAAAAGATACGCCATTGGGGCAGCATACAAAGGAACAAGTAAAGTCGTTGATTGAAGGTAAAACCGTTTTTCTGAAATCGTACAAGCCAGATAAATATGGTAGATACCTTGCCGATGTTTACACACAGTTAGATGCGGCTAAATCATTGAATCAAATCTTAATCGAATCTGGTTTGGCAAAGCCTTATGGGGGCGAAAACAAAGCGGGTTTATGGACACAAGCGGAAACCAATGTCTAAAATCAATAGCAATCACATTCTGGCGGCTGCGTTAGCCCTTGTCGAAGCTAAGTTGCAAGAAGCGTTGGTTGATTTGTCGCGCCCAGATGTGAATGCTGATGAAATTGTCAAGTTGGTAGAAACCGTTGTTGACAGGAAGTTCAAATCAACCCCCCAGTTTGATATGCTTATCGAGAATATGGCTAAGGGGTTTGATCAGAAGTTGGAAAATACTTTTCATCAACACTTGCTGATCACCAACCGAAGCACCACTGATGCAATAATGGCCGCGAATGCTGCTAAAACTGCCCTAGAAACGCACAATCATGATGATGCATACTCACCCCTAGGTCACGATCATGACGCCTCCTATGCCCCTTTAAATGCCTTTAACGAGCATAACCATGATGGTGAATACACCAATCATGAAACTACTAAAGCCTTGTCTGAGAAGCTGGATACTACAATTAAGGCCGTTGTCGAAGCAACTACAAAAGACCTTGACGATATTCATGCGAAAATAGACAAATCCATTGTTGATACCCATGAACACTTCCAACCGCAAGTTGATGATGTTAATGCCAGACTGAAATCACATGATTCTCGCGCATCGGAACTTGAATCATTTGTTGGTAAATCTGCCAGTGCGCATGGGGAATTGCGCAACGAAGTGCAGCTACAAAAGAACAACCACAAAGCAGCACTGGAAAAAATCAAGACAAAACTGTCTGATCTGAATGCCAAGAAATCTGATGTTCATGATCACCCATTTGCACCCCTTGGTCATAGTCATGATGAATTTGCCACAGTTGATGATTTGGAATCCGTACAAGATCGGGTTACTCAGATTGACCAGACTTTTTCTACTGAAGTTGGTAACATTTTCAGTCGCATGGATCAATTGCTTGCAGAAAAGCAAGACCAACATTCTGCCATTACAAAGGATGATCTTA